CTTTTTGTCCTGGTTTTTTCTTGGGAAGACCTTTTTCCCTACGTTTATGAATATTTGCCCAGAGTCCAGGATTCTCTTCTTCTATAGATCCAGATTTAATAATATCAATAAACTCAGCATAATAATTACCATTTACATCTCTTACTATAGAACTTTCTTTTTGAGTTTCCATTTTTTTGAGTTTACTGTAATAATTGGGAAGTTCGTCCAAATGCTGAAGGGCAGTTATTCTTGCCTTACTTTTATCTGAAGTATGTTCAAATTCAACTTTTGTTCCGATTTCAATTTGCTTATGGATTTGATCTAAAGAAACCCCATGCTTTTTAGCAAGTTCTTCTGGTGACTTATATGATTTTGTTGGACCCTTTGGATCCTTTTCTTCTGACATTGGACATTTATGTTTTCCATGAACAGGGCAAGGTTCACCTTTTCCGGTATGAGCACATGATTCTCCAACTGGTTTACCTATTCCAACTTCAGTTGGTTTAATTTTTTGCCCAGGGACCTTCATTCCTTCAGGAAGAGGTTTGCATACTTTATCTGTATTACACCAATACATTCCTTTTCCACACTTTTCTTCTCCAAGAATTTTTTCAACCAAAGAAATTTCTTCTTTAAATGGAAGAGAAGGACCTTTTAATTTTGACTTAGCAACATTTGCTTCATTTGGATTTGGACTTTTAGTTAGACCTCTTATTTTTGCTTGTTTTTGAGTTGTTCTATGAGATTTGGGGTCAATAGTATGACTTATTTGTTCTTCAACCTTTTCATCACTTTGAAGATACTCTGCTGCAGTATCAATATAATCTGCTGCTTTTGTGATTTTTGATTGAACCCAAGCGGGGAGTTGTTGCTTACCAGACTTTATAGATTTTCTAAGATTTTGAACTGCTTTCTCAATTGAATCCAATTCATTTCTTGCCATATAACCTTCATCATCTGATTTTTGCCCAGATGAAATTTCTTTATGGTCTTCGTGAATTTTTTTCATTTTCCCCTTAATCCAATCGTCTGGTATCTTTTTATATTTATTTTTAAAAGAATTGTGAAGTTCTTTAGCAGTGACATTATGAGATTTCATAATTTTTCTCATTAAATTATCAATAGAATCATAAGAAATATTATCTAATTCTAATAATTTTTTCTTTAGTTCTAATACTGCTCGATCTAACATATTTACTTTTCTTCTGGATTTAATTTATTTTTTAATAATTTTGATAATTCAGCAGTAGAACCAACAAACAAAGCATTTGTCACATTAGTAGGACCACTAGATTGCTTAACTTCTTCTATATCTTTTAATTTTTTTTGTAGTTCCATCAATTTATCTGTTGCATCAGAAACATTCTTAATTAATTGTCCAACCACTTCATATGCTCTCGGAGACTCGGTTTCTTGTGCAAGTTCTAGAATACTATTGATTGCTTCTTGCCCCTTTTCAATTATAGAATAAAAATTTCCTCTAGAGTATTCATAATCTTTCTTTATATCACTGAGTAAAGATTTAGAATCTCTTTCAGAATCAACTTTTTCTAAATTAGAAAAATCCAAATCTTTTGACACAATTTCACTTGAAACATTGAACACTTCATTTAACTTATCAAATTTCTTAGTCATAAATTTAACTAAAATCTAAACCACTAAACCCAAAATCATCTCCAATTTGTATTAGATCATTATCCTGTTCTGTGATTACTTTAACCTCAGTTCCAGAAACGTGACTTGTTATTGGAGTTCCATAAGAACCTCTAATAACATTAAGAATATTTCCATTTTTACTGGAAACATATAAAGTCTCATTATTTATAGTGAAATAAGATTTTTCTGGTATATTAGAAGCATTTTGTACTTCTATAATTGTTGAATCAATATCAACATCATCACTCAATATAGTAGTAGATTGATCACTATAACTTTTTGTTGCTACTGGTTCAATAGAATAAGTAAGATCTCTTGATGTAGATTTAGTGTCTCCAGAAACAAATCCAAGAGAAACTTTTTTGATAATATCTTTAGATACTCCACTGAGTACTGGTCCAAATAAGTAAACTTTAGCAGTAAATTTTAGAGTATATATTAAAGCTCTTCTTGTAGTAAAATCCCCTTCATAATCATCTTGCATTAAAATACTATTTAATATAATAGGAATATCTCTTTTTTCTCCTATTGTTTCAATTAAATTTATTGATAATGTATATGAAGGTTGAAAGTACGGTAAAATTTGTTCAACAATTTGAAGCATATCATCATTGAACTTAGTAAATATATTTAACTCAAAATCCATATTATATGGAACTGGCATATAAGTTTTCTTTATATCAGTTGAATCTGTTACTGATTTAGATAAAAAACTTTGTGTAGTTGTTAATTTTCTTGACTGATCGTAAGATAATCCGTTAAATTCAAATGACATTCTTGGCAACGTTATTTGAACAGGACTATTTAAATTTGGCTGTTGTTCTATTCTTGCTAAAAACTTTTGGGTGGGACCATACGCAAGAGGAACTTTCATTATAGAAGTTGTTTGACCTTGATCGTTAGATTGTTTAATGGTTATATCATTGAATAATGAACCAAATCCTATGATTGTTTTTCTAAATATTTCGTGATAAAAGTACTCAAACATTTTTCTTACCTATTTGATATATTTAACAAATTACGGAATTCCAAAAGGATTTTTTTCATCAAAATCTAAAATTTTATTACCTTCGTCTTGAATAATATTATTTTGCCCATAATTATCATTTAAATTATTTAAATTAAAAAATCTTATACCATAACTAGCATTTGATGTTTCTCCGGTTATAATTTCCCCAGGAACAAAGACACCTGTTGCATTTGAAACTTCTAATATTTTTGTTACTGAATTCCACGATTTAACTCTTGCACTAATACTACTAATACTTCCAGTAACAACCTCATTGTATATGTAAGTTCCTAATCCAACTATAATATTAGGGGCACCAATAATAATTTGAGGTGCTGAAGTATATCCTAGTCCTGAATTTATTATCCTTATTTGCGTTACAGATCCAGATCCATTAATTACTGAAACTGCTTGTGCCGGAACTGAAGAGATTCCAACAAAACTAACTGGAGGTGGGACCAAATATCCAGAACCAGAATTAGTAACTGTAATAATTCCAACTATACCATCTCCTATAGTTGCTACTGCTTGTGCTCCAGATCCACTTCCTCCAGTGAATGAAATTTTTGGAGCAATAGTATAACCAAATCCAGGATTTGTTAATTGAACTCCTTGTACTCTAAGTAAAGTTTCATTTGGTTCGCATAAATCTACAATACCACCTAGCATTGTTGCTATTCCGGTAGCAGTTACTCCTCCAAAAGGTGCAGATGAAAAAGATACACTTGGAGCATTTTTATATCCTGATCCTCTATTTGTAATTGTTACAAATCTAACACCACCATTTACAATATTAGTTGATGCAGATGCAGTTGATCCAAATCCTACCATCTGTAGGGTTTGTGTTACTGAGAATTGTGGTCTATCAATTATATCATCTCCAGTTCCATCGCCATCATATCCACCTCCATCAGGATTATCAATGAAATCAATACCAGTATCAATAATTTCATTCTGATATCTAAACAGTTCACATCTTAATTCATAAACATAATTCTTTCTTAATTGATAGAATGGTTTTTCATGCTCAACATATTTAATTTCAAATAATCTATTTCCAAATGGAAAATAAATTAAATCACCTTCTTTAGGTCTTTTTGATAGTTTTATGTCTGGAATATTTTGAATCAATACTGATATGTAAGTATCATATCTTTCTTTAGAAATTATTAAATTTAGATCATCTAACTCCTGAATACCAAATTTTGAAAGAACGGTTCCTTGCCCACCATATCCTTCATATGAATCTACATATGCTTCTATTGGATATGCAAAATTAAAATGAGATTCTATTACTTCTTTTATAACTGTCTTTTCAGTTACATATCTTCTTGGAAGATAATAAACATCAACTCCATACATTCTTAAATGTTCGTTAATTAGATCTTGTAGAAGACCTTGTTCAGTTGGAGAACCTTGAAGAAAAAATGGATTTAACATATTTTTATCCGATCATATCAAGAGGTGGAAGTTCATATGTTAAGAACATTTTCTCAATTATAATGTCTATTTCTCTTTGACCATCATCATAAAGTTGTCTACCATTTAATTCCACTCCTCCAGGAAGTTTTACTCCTTGAAACTTAATTAAATTTTGCCCCCATTGTTTTTTAATTAAAGCAGTTAAATATTCCTTTAAAAATGAATCATTCCAAACTTTTGAAAAATCATTTGGATCCATCATTCTATAACAATCGATAATTAAAATTTCTCCTGCTCTTAATGATCCCCAATCAATATCTAAATATAACCTATCTTGTCTTTTATTAAATCTAATTTGTTTTTGAGTTGTTAACAACCAATTTAAATCTTCAAGATAAGTTTTTACCATTGAA